AAAAAAATTAAAATAATTTTAATTGGTTAGTATGGTTTTTAATTCGTTCAACCGCCTTTTCGTAGTATTCAGCGTCAAGTTCACAAGCCGTTAGTTCAAAGCCGTAATCGTGGCAGGCTATGGCTATTGAGCCACTACCTAAATGAGTGTCAAGTATTTTATCTCCGTCTTTTGCATATTTATCTAAAAGAAATTTATATAGATCAATAGGTTTTTGAGTTGGATGTATTCTTTCACCCATCGAAGATTCTCTATATATTTTACAAGGTTTATCAAATGAAGTCCATGCAAGTTCAAACATTGAAAAATTATTATCTCCCTTTAATTTATCCCAAATTACTAAACATCTTGTTGGTGCAAGTGGAAAATAATTACCACCCCAAATAATCTGATTTACAGAAACACGGAATAATTCTTCAAAGTATTCTTCACTTGGTATTTCGTCATCCCATTTATTTTCTCCAAATAATGTGTGAAATTTACATCCTTTTGTACCACCTGAGTATATTTTTTTTCCTAAACCATACGGCGGGTCAACAATAGCCAAATCAAAATACTTATCAGGATATCGAGCCATTAGATCCATATTGTTTTCGTTAGTAATTTGTATTTTATCTGTTATTTTCATAAAAATTTCTTTAATCCTTCAGCGCATCGTTCAATGCTGTTTGCGCGTTCCTGAAGGCTTTTAATTTGCTCTTGGATAGTTTGCTTACAATCGCTTGTGAAATATCCGTTAGATGTCGCAATCAGCGGTATTATGCCGTTTGTACGAATGTAGTTAACTATCTTACGTAAACGCGGAGAAGTCATTTTAACTTTTGATTCGTTTTTTTGTAAGTATTCGTTCATCCGTTTAACTATCAATTCAGCTTTTATTGGATTATCCTTTTTGTAGAATCGAAAGCTGTGAACTATAACAGGAACTAAGTTTAATTCCTCATCTGTTAGTTCGTGTGTAATTGTTTCAAAATTTGTTATCATAATTTAAGTTTTAATTGTTAGGTCAAAATTAATTATTCTTTTTAATATTAACTTATATCTTTTATCTTTTTTTTATAAATCTGCATTAATTCTTTTAGCTCATCTTTTGTGAACTTTCGTGTTTTCTTTGCTTTCGCTTCTAATTCGTTATAATTTTCAATTCCTATTTTATTAATTAAGTTTCTTTGATATTCGATTAGATTACCTGAAAGATAGGTGTTGCAATGTTCGCATTGTAAATGGCAATTAAGTTCACTAAAACGAACGTTCCAATGGTTATTTGCATTAAAGAAGTGTCCGCAGTTTTCCTTTAATGGTTTCTTTTGGCAACTTATACAAACTTGACCTTTATCTCGTAATCTGATATACTTGTTAAATATTATTTGAGTAGCTTTAATTAGTTCCTGGACTGTCTCAAGATCGTTTTTCATTTTAGCTTTTGTCTTTTTCCAAGTCTTTGCCTTTTCGGATTCTACCCAAACACGAACACACTCATCGTTTAAGCAGTATTTCATGTTAAAGCGTATAGGCTCAAACTTCTCTTTGCAGTTTTTACAGCGTGGCATCTTTAAAATTTAATTGTGTTTGTAAATCCTTTACTTTAAACTTCTCCTCCATTAATAGCTTTTCAAGTCTGAAATTTTGTTGCAGCGCTGCTCTTAGTTCCTTTTCCATAGCATCGTAACTAATTTTTACTTGTTGTAAGTCTGCTAAGCTACGTTCCATTGAATGTATTAAATCATATCTATTTGAAGCACGTTCTTTTATTTCCTCAAGACTTAGTTTAATCTTTAAATAAGTAGTATCTAAGTTTACTTTGCCAGTTATAATTGTCAATTCGTCCATTTATTCGTGTTTTTGCTTGTTATAATTTACATTCCGCAGTATCCTGAATCGCATTCGTTAAAATCATCGTCAAATAATTCAAGTTGGGTTCTATAACTTTTTATTCTTTCGTAAGTGATTCCGCTTTTAAAGGTACATCCGTTTTTCTTTTCCATTTCAATAAACCAATTAAATTGTTTTTCTGCTTTGTTACTCATATGTTTAAGCATTAATTCGCTTCTATGAAAACAACCTACGCAGTTATTTTGGTATGCAAATCTAACGGGTTTATCTTTCCAATAGTTTTCTATTGTGTCTTTAAAAATACCTGCTTGAATTAGTGGAAATATAGCAGTTCGATATGGTAATTCTTTCCATTTGTTGCGTCCGTTTTTTTCTCCAACCTTAAATTTAAAACTTTCTATTCCATCAACTGCCCGTTCACTCATTGTTTTTGCTCTACTCATTTCATTTGCTCTAAAACCTATTCTCATTTCTATTGGTAGTTCCGTATTTTCGTAGCACCATTGTGCAATAGGTTTAATCTTCATATCAGTAGTGCAATATCTTGTCATTTGATTAGGTAAATAGTTTTTACCATTTGCCATTTTATAACTTCCGATAACGTCTTCAAACGTGTTTTTACTTATCCAAACAATTTCTTGACCTATAAACTGCTCTAAATCTAACATCGTGTAAATGATAGTATCTTCTTCAAGCGTACCGATAAATTCAATTCCTATTTTATCGCTTACAATTTGTCTAATTTTAGCGTCTTCAAATAAACAATTCGTGTCGTTTGTACGAACCAAAGAAAAGACGTTATAATCAGCAGGGTAATTAGCTGCTATATAACTCGATGTTTTACCACCGCTAAGGCTATTTATTGTTTTCATAATCAAAAAGGAACATCTTTTTTCATCTTTTCACTAAACGAAAGTAATTCTTTTCCGTTTACTATATCGGGTTCAATCAAAGGTAGTTGTTTAGCTGGAAAACTATTTGAAACGGTTACAGATTGTAACGGGTTGCGTTGTGCGTAAATCTTACGTCCAAAAGCATCAATCATATAGTATTGATATTTTTCTAAGTCTAAATACATTTTGTATGTTCCGTTTTTTGATACGCCTTTTGGTTTACTCTTTGCAACTTTTAAATGAACTTCGTTTGATTCATACGTGTTTCCGTCGTTATCTGTTAACCCAGTTGGTGGTCTCCAAGGTATTAAAACGCTTAAACCTTTTCTAAACCATACTTGACCACCTGCAAAGTCTCGAGCCGTTGGCATAGGATAAAAAGTGTGTCCGTCTTTTGTTATCGGTGCTTGGTCTCGAACGTGGTTTATTATGCAGTTATGTCTGTTTGTTTTTCTTGCGTTTCTTCGTGCCATTCCTAAAATACGGCTAAGATATTTATCCTCACGTCCTAAGTCAGAATGTATAAAGTTTTCAGTTAGTTCATTCCAAGGGTCAATCGTTGTAGTGTGAATCGTTATTTCGTGTTTACGTTCAATCTCATCTACTAAGTCATAAAACTTTTCAAGCGTTAAATCTTCGTCTATTGGGTCAATTACAATAAAATGTTCGTTTACAAATTGCTCGGCTTGTATTTGTTCCGATTGACTCATTGTAAAATCATTTTTATGGTAAGGTTTTCCAATGTACTTATAACAAAGTTCTGCGTAAATTTCAGCTGCGCTTCCAGTTTCAGGTGAAAATATAACGTGATTCCATTCATGCAAACACGAAAGGTTAATTAAAAACTCAAACCATAATTCAGTTTTACCACTTGCAGGAGCAGCACCTATATAAGTTGTGCAACCTTCTTTTATTGTGAACGGTAATAAATCCCAATCCCAACCGATTGACTTTCCTTTTACGTTTAATTCGTTGCGTATCTCAAACAATTCGCTCGATACTTCTTGTAGTCGCTTATACATTATTCGTGAATTATGTTAGGTGTGTAAACTTTTGAATTATCTATTTCGCTAACATCTGAATATTTGTCTATTGTTTCAGCTCTACTAAAAAATTCAAGGGTACAATATTGATAATTATTTTCAATATGATATTTATTTGACTTGCAATTTTTAATAGCGTTTGTAATTTGCTCCTTTGAATAACCTTGTTTAAGCAATGACTTGTATTTCTTTTTAACTGAATCATTAACAACTTTAAAATTCCTATCAAAAGTTTTATTCACAAACTCAAGCAACGCTTGATAGTTTATTTCTTCTTTATATTTATATTTATTATTTACTGCAAGGGTCTCTTCAAGGGGGTATTGTAGGGGGTCTTCAAGGGTATCAATGTTAACTTGTTGTTTTTCAATGCGTTTCAATGCACCTTGTTTACCAAATTCTTTAGCTTGAATTACGATGTTCATCGTCTTTTTGTAATTATCAAAATATTTTTTTACAATTTTCTTCTTAATTGTAACTTCATTTCCCTGATAATACTCGGTAACTGCATATAGCCATAAGGAATAATCGGCTATATTATCAAAAAACTCTTTGGCATATTCAAGGTCTTCGATGTTTACCTTTACAAATTCTTTTTTGTTTGTCATGGTTGTTATTTAAAGCATAACCCCCGAACCGATAGCCACAACCACGAGGCATTTCGCATTCAGGGGTTAATAAAAAAGTCTTCTGATTCATGTGGTTGTAATTTCAGATAGGCAAATATACTAATTATTATTTAATCAAACTCAAAATTCTTATAAAAATTATTCGATACATTAACACGAATCTTCCACCGCTTTATTTTACGGTAGTCAATCTTTTGCTTAGGGTTGTACAATATAAGAACTCTCATAGCTTTTCTAATTCGTGTTTTACTTGTTTCCAATAATACTCTTGAGTCATATCTTCCATAATATTATCTTCAAAACTTTTATATACAATTACATATGGATGATTTAATTCAAGTAATTCATCTACTGCAATCAATGCGCATTGTTTAGCAATTACACTACATAGGATTTCATTACCGCATTCAGTGTCTTCATTCATTAAAATGTTTCGATAGCTATCTACTAAGTTAATTGCTTTCTCTTTTGGTGTCATAGCTTTTCTATTTCTGTTACTGCTTCTTTTAAAAACTTAATCCGTGTTAAGCTAACTGTTTCTTGGATACGTTGATGACAAGTTAATATCGCACAGTTACGAGCTTTCTTGTAATCTTTAATCTCAATACCCATGTAGAACTTATCTATTAATTCTATTGCAAATTCTTTCGGTGTCATATCGCTGATTTTATTATTACTTCATTATCATTTACTATTTTAAATTTCCGAGTACGTTCGTATTTCTGCATGAACTGTAGGCTCATTCTATTATAAACGTCCTCATGGTATTCCTTACCTTGTAAAAGCAATTCTTTTAATCGTTCTATTTGTTCTAACAAAACAGATTCGTTTGTCCATTCAAATACTGCTGTAACCTCTTTTGCTTTCATTCTATTCTGATTTAAAGGTTTCTACTTTAACACTTCCATCCCGAAATTCAGTAACTATTGTTTTAGTCTTATATGTTTCGTTGTAGTATTGTTCAAAGTTGTGTTCTTCTGTATCCTCTCCCCATTCGGTTGACATAACACTTCCTGAGCCATATCTCACACCTGCATTAAAGAAATCTTCAATCTGCTCTTTCTCCATTTCTTTGGCTTGTTCTAAACATTTATTAATTGAACGAATATCTAACGGAGTCAAAAGTATCTGTTCATACAACCATTCTACTGCTGTTTTCATACTCTAATCATATTATTGTTTTCATCAAATCTAACCACATAAGCTTTTGCTTGACAAACCCTCATATAATGTTGCATATCAAACCTACCTAAGTTCTTTTTCTTTTGGTCATGCCAATAGTTAATTATTTCCAATAAAGTTGGTTTCGTGTTTTTAGCCTTTCTCATCGCATTAAAATTAAAATTAATACTAACGCTCCAATGATAGAGAGAAACAACGGCACAGCGAATAAAAAACACATCAGCGCGTCTTTGTCCTCTTCGTTACGTGGTGTAACTTGTTCTAATAACTCTAAAAGATACTTTTTCATAATGTTTTATTTAATTGTTTCGACAAATATACTTATATTTTTAAATATAGTTTCATTTTTTTTAAAATATTTTTTCTATAAACTAAAAAACCCCTACCGAAGTAAGGGTTCTTGTTAACAATTAAACTATGAATTATGAAAAAAGTTCTCGCAAATATACGATTAAATTTTACGCAACAAAACCTTTTTTAATATTTTACCTACTAACTTAAAAAGACCACCGTTAGTCTCGACTTTCACCTCTGACCCTTCAGCAGTCTTTTCAACAGTAACATCTATATTTTTAGAATCGTAATCTACTTTTACCTCACCGTCTTTTCGTTCCACCTTTACATCAATGTTTTCAGTGTCAATCTCTACTTTTAAATTTTTCTTTGCCATTTTATGCTTCGTTTGTTGTTATTATTCCTTTGGGTTCTAAATATACCTTTCGAACATTTGCTGGTTGAGCTATCTTCCATAATGTTCTACGTGCTTTAAATAATCGTGTTTTTGCAATACGAACCACATTAACCATGTTACTTTGATTACCACCCAACACATGATAATGTGTTTTATCCTCTCCGACATAGATTCCTACGTGTCCACCGCCATCTCTTTTAAAAGTCAATACATCGCCTAACATTGGTTCTTTAGCTTCAAACCCCCAATTCGACCACGATAACGCCCATAACGGTTTAGAAACAACGTCTAATGCAGCCATCTTACAACAATAAGCTACAAAAAGACCGCACCAAGGTATCTCATCAGCATTATAAACACTTGAAAGTTTTAATTCTTTTGCCCAAAATAATATATCAGGATTGTGTTCTTTACCTACAATCTCTTTAGTTCCTATTAGCTTAACAGCTTGAACTAAAATTCTCGGTGATTTTTCTTCTTTTAGCCAGTCGTAACTCATGCCGTTTCGTTTATTTCGTCTTCGGGTTTAATAGCAAAATACGAATGAGATTCAATGCTTCTTTCAAATGCTGTTGCTAATTGTTTACCATAACATTCATAAAGCTTACTTTTTAATTCTTGTACTTCGCTGTGTGTGTACCATAACCACATT